CGCTCGCCGAGCATCGAGTCTCGATTTTCCACCTGGCGACCGAAGCCACGATCGACGCCCTGGGAAATCCAGAAGGCCAAAGTTACGCCCAGGGTCCGATTGGCATGGCGAGCGTCCATGCGGTCTATATCGGCGCCGGACTCGGCTACCGCAATCACATGCTCTTCGGCTACGACTTCAGCCAGCGGGAGAGCCAGCAGTACGCATACGAGCAGCTGATGAATCTCTCGGACGGCGTGATGGAGATTTGGCTGAACGGGAAAATCTACCGCACGACGCCTTCGCTAGCTCGGACCGCGGACCAGTTCGTCAAGGCAATTTCGCCGGTCATCCGCGGCTGCAATCTCAACATTCAGCTCTATTCAGATGGGCTGCTTCCCGCAATGCTCATGGCCGCGAGTAATCCGGCGACCGAAGAGAGCGAGCGCTCGAAGTACGAGCGGATTTGGGAGCTTGAATCCTACCGGAAGGTTTCGCCTGGACTCGAGGATCTCAGCCGCGCCATCCGAGCATTGAAATTGCCGTGGAGCCCATCGAATGCTCCAGTGAAGGTCGCCGATTTGGGCTGCGGCACCGGACGCGTTGTCGAGGCATTGGAAGGGCTTGGCTATGACGCAGTGGGCGTCGATATAGCTGCCAATGCCCTAGAGCCGCCCGTTCCCTTCATCCAGTCTGCGCTATGGAATGCGGACAGGCTTCCGCATGTCGACTACGCGCTTTGTACCGACGTGCTCGAGCACATTCCGACCGAGCGAGTACGCGACACGCTCAAAGCCATTCGCGATTCGGTGCGCGTCGCCTGCTACCTCAATATCGACACCATCCCCGATGCGTTCGGCGTGAATATTGGCGAGCGCTTGCACATGACCGTCATGCCGCATGCGGCGTGGCTCACCCTGCTTCTTGAATTCTGGCCCGACGTGGAGACCGTAGAAGCCGGCGAACGTCAGGCCGTCTTTGTCTGCAGAACACAGGAGTCTTGATGGAAGCCGCAGAGTTCGCCAACCCGACCATTCAGGGTCAGGGCAATCAGTTGAGGGTGGTTCACGGGAGCGACGACAAGCTCATCGTCTCGTTCTACCTGGAGCCGGTGTTGCAGGGCCATGAGAGCGAAAAAGCGGGGCGGCAAATCTACAAAGACATGCCATTCGTCTGGATTCGCTTCCCGGGTGACCGGACTCGCGAGATTCGGCGCAAGGTCGATATGAAGGGCAACTACGAGACTCCGCCCGATCCCGATCGTTGGCCGCGGCAGTGGTCCGCGTTCCAGCGGCAGCAAGCGGACGTTCATGATGGAACCCCGCTCGAGCAGTGGGGGCCGCTCTCGAAGTCGACGGCACTCACCTTCAAGGGCGTGAACGTCCACACCGTCGAACAGCTCGCTTCAGTGCCGGACAACCTACTTCACAACCTCGGACACGGTGCTAGAGCACTGCGCGACAAGGCCATTGCATGGCTGCGCGCGACGGCGGACTCGGCCGAGACCATGCGACTCGCGGCCGATAATCAGGCTCTCAAAGACGACCTAAAGGCGAAGGACGATCAGATCGCCGAACTTGCGTCACGCCTCGACGCCTTGGAGGCGAAGCGCAAGCCCGGTCGTCCGCGGAAAGAAGACTCGGACGAGGCGGCGTAAGTGGCTGAGCGTACGTTGCTGCAGATCGTCCAGGCTGCGGTGGACGAGCTCGGCAGCGTCAACCGGCCGACCGTCGTCATCGCGTCGACCGATCAGGGAGTCCAACAACTACTAGCCCTAGCCAACCGCGAGGGCAAGGAATTGTCGGCGAGGGAAGGAATCAACGGCGGTTGGCCGCAGCTGCGCAAGGAGCACACGATCACCACGGTCGACGGCACGGCCGATTACGCTTTCCCCTCGGACCTTCAGTACTTCATGAACACCACGCAGTGGGACCGGTCGCAGAAATGGCCGATCGACGGGCCAGTCTCACCGCAAACGTGGCAGGTGCTGAAAAGCGGCCAGGTCGGCTCGGTCGGTCCCCGTACGCGCTTTCGCATCATGGCGGGCCGGATCTACTTCGATCCGACTCCCTCAAGTGTTCGCACCATTGTCATTGAGTACTACTCGGATACGTGGTGCGCGAGCAGCTTGGGCGCTGCACAGAGGCTATGGACCGCCGATAACGACGTACCGCTTCTGCCGGACGACTGCTTCATTCTCGGCCTGCAATGGCGATTCAGGAAGGCGAAGGGCCTCGACTATCAAGAGGACTTCAACGCCTACGAGGACTTCGTGAATAGCAAGCTCGGGCGTTCTGGAATGGCGCCGGTGCTCGACTACACCTCAGCCCCTCGGGGACTTCGGCTACTCGACAACGACAACATTCCCGACACCGGCTATGGCGGTGTCTGATGTTGCGCAGAAGCACGGCTAAGCGCCAAGTCGCGAAGTCGCAGTCTCTCGCAGCCCCGATCGGAGGCTTGAACGCTCGCGATTCGGTGGCGCTCATGAAGCCAACCGATGCGATCATTCTCGACAACTGGTTCCCGTCGACTACAAGCGTCGATCTTCGGAAAGGCTTCGAGCCTCATGCGACGTTCACCGGGGATTGCGAAACGATCCTCGCATACAACGGAGTAGCGAGAGCTGTATTCGTCGCGGTGGATGCGGCGAGCATATCGATCATCGACGCGACGAGCGGGGGCGCGATTTCCACCGCAGTTGTCGGAGGTGGCGGCGCAACCGTCGAAGCACTGACGAACGCACGCTTCGACTATCAGAACTTCGGCACGACCGGGGGTCAGTTTCTCTCGGTCGTCAACGGTGCAGACACCCCGCTCCAGTACAACGGCTCGGCGTGGTCCGTTTCGAGCATGACCGGCTCGGGGCTCGCGACCTCGAACCTGTTCACTGTAGGTGTATACGCAGAACGGCTCTGGTATCTCGAGGCGAACAGCTTCAACGCCTGGTATCTGCCGCTGCAGTCGATTACCGGGACTCTGGTCAAGCTGGCGCTCGGTTCGCTGTTCAAGCTCGGCGGATCGCTCTCGAACATCGTCACGTGGAGCGGAGACACCGGATCTCTACTTGCGGAGTTCATTGCTTTCGTCTCGACCGAAGGCGAAGTGCTCGTATTCCACGGGACCGATCCGGCCTCATCCACCACCTGGGCGAGGGTCGCGCAGTTCCGGGTAGGCAGGCCGGTATGTCGCGGCAATCGCGCCTGGACAAAACTTGCAGCCGAGTCGGTGCTGATTACCGCGGACGGGTTGATTCCGCTCTCTCGGGCGGTGACGCAGGATCGAACCGACGACTCGTCTGCAATCTCCGACAAGATCCGCAACAGCTTCAACCACGACGTTCTAGCACACGGATCTAGGTTTGGTTGGTCGGTAGTCCTACACCCGATTGGGCAAAAGCTCATCGTCAATGTCCCCACGCGTGAGGACGCGACGAGCTATCAGTGGGTGATGAACAGCCAGACCAAAGCGTGGACGCGGTTCACTGCGTGGGATGCGTTCTGCTTCGAGACCACACGGGACGCATTGTACTGGGGAGGAGCCGGAGTTTTGGCGCTCGCCGACACCGGCCTTGATGACGACGGTGACGCGATCGTGGGAGATGCCAAGCAAGCGTTCTCCTACTTCGGTCAACGTGGTCGTCAGAAGCAAATGACGATGGCGCGGCCGATCCTGAGCCTCGACGGTCCGATCAGTCTCGTTCTAGGGATAGACGTTGACTATCAGGATACGGACCCCGGATCGGTCGTGCCCATCGCCGGCAACGTCGGAGATCCGTGGGAAGTCGCGTGGGACGTGAGCTGGACGGGTTCGGGTGTCATCTACCGCGCATGGAATTCAGTCCGAGGAATCGGCTTTGCCATCGCTCCACGAATCAAGGTCCAGTCCGCCGGGGTCAATCTGTCGTGGTCTGCGACCGACTTCGTATACGAGGCCGGCGGCATTCTCTAGGCGGCTCGTTCTTGGCGAGAACGCACGCGTAGGGGCGTGGATCGAAGCGCACGAAGGCGGTCATTATCGCGAAGGCTCGCAGTGCATCGGCCTTGAGCGCGACGGAAAGCTCGTAGCTGGTTCGCTTTTCGACTACCACAACGGCGCATCGGTCTACGTCCACTTAGCCCTTGCCGACAAACGCGCACTCGGGCGCGAGTTCTTGAGGGCTTCGTTTCGCTACGCCTTCGTGCAGCTCGGCTGCGAAGTGCTGATCGGACTAGTAGCTGGAGACAACTTGGCCGCGATGAGACTTGACGAGCGGTTGGGATTTCGTCGCGAGCACACGATCAACGGCGCTCATCCCTCGGGGGAATTGCACATCTATACGATGCGTAGACACGAATGTAGGTGGCTTGAATGAAGATTATCACGCGCGCTGTCATGGAGTGGGACGAGGAGCTGCAGCGCTATGTGACGGTCGAAGAAGAGTCATTCGAGTACACCGGCCCGCTGGCTCTGTGTCACAAGCCGAAGGCTCCTGCGCCTCCCGATCCGAATGTCGTTGCGAGCGCTCAGACGCAGCAGAATCGTGATACGGCGGGCTACAATGCCGCGCTCAACCGGATCGATACCTATACGCCCTACGGCTCGCAGCGCTATACGACGACCGGTCTAGATCCAGTCACCGGCGCGCCGCAGTATCGTCAGGACATCAGCCTAGATCCACAGCTCGAGCAGAACTATCGCCAGCAGCTCGGGCAGAACGAACAGCTCGGGCAGACGGGAGGCAAGCTCGTCGGCGAAATCGGAACACAGCAGCCGTTCAGCCTTTCTGGACTTCCGGCACTCCCGACGAACTACGACGACTTGCGCAGATCGCAGACGGACGCGCTGTACAAGCAGAACACCGACTACCTTGACCCGCAGTTCAAGCAGGGCGAGGACGCGCTGCGCTCGCGGCTCGCGAATCAAGGAATCGTGGAAGGCTCCGAGGCATACAACAATGCCATGGGAGACTTCAATCGCGGCAAAGAGTTTTCGTACGGTCAGGCGCGCGAGAAGGCCATTTCGGGAGCGGGGCAAGAAGCCGACCGGGCGTTCGGTATGCAATCGGCCGCGCGAAATCAGCTCATGTCTGAGCTTCTGACGCAACACGGATTGCCGTACCAAGACCTCGCCAACATTCGAGGACTGACCCAAGTGAGCCAGCCACAGTTCGAGGGCACGATGCCTGCCGGCTCGACGCAGCCCGCCGACGTGACGGGCGCGATCAACAATCAGTATCAGGGCCAGGTCGACTCGTACAACGCGAAGGTTCAGCAGAAGAACGCGAACCTGCAGACCGCAGCCAGCATTGCCGCGATGTTCGCGCTCTCGGATGAGCGGGCCAAGGAAGATATTGCGCCGATCGGCGAACTCAACGATGGGACCGGACTCTTCTCGTTCAAATACAAGGGCGACGATACCCCGCAGGTCGGCGTCATGGCTCAGGACGTGGAGAAGCGCGACCCGAAGGCCGTTCGTGTTCGTCCTGACGGGCTGAAGGAAGTGAACTATACCCGCGTGCTTGCGCGCGCACTGGCGGCGTAATGGGATACCAGCAGACTCAGGCCCAAGCACAACGACAACAGGCGATTGCCGCAGCACTCGCGCAGCAGGCCGGCGCGCCGCCGCCTCGCCCACAGGGCCGGATTGTCGCGAACACCGGAGCAGCTGACGGTCTTTCGATGCTCGCCGCCGCCCTGGCGTCTCGGCGCGCGGGGAACCGTGGCGTCAAACTCCAGGCCCAAGCTGATGAGGAGAAGCGCCAGGCCCAAGCAGCAGCGCTTCAAGGAATGTCGGCACCGCCGAGTGGCGTGCTCAAGCCCGAGGCGCAAAGCCCGTATGCGCGAGCTCAGAACGCGCTCGAGACAGGCATAGATCCGAATGTAGTACAGGAGTACATGCGCGGGCAGCGTCCCGATGCAGCCCAGGGCGGGCCGGCGGACGTGGAGGGCTATAGGGTCGCGAAGCAGGAAGGGTATGCGGGCACGTTCACTGACTTCCTCAAGGAGTTCCACGGCCGCGAGCGCAGCATTCCGGCCGCGCTGCAAATCTGGGATGCGTATAGCAAGCTGAAAACCCCCGAGGAGCGCGCAGCGTTCATCGAGTCGCAGCGGGCGGTGCCCGTCGAAACCGTCAACCAGGTTCCGACCCGAGTATTAGCTGGTGGTCAGCAACAGCCGTTGTCCACGCTGCAAACGGAAACAAATGCTAAGCGAGATATGGCCCAGGCTGGAGCGCAGGGTGCTGCCGACGTAATCCCTGCCGATGCTCGACTCGCCGCACAAGCTAAGGAACCGCGAATCGAAGCGGCAGAACGTCGGGTCGATCGCGTCGATTCTGCGTCCACCATGCTCGGAAGCGGCGGCGGACCGCTCGAAGGCCGACTTCGCAATCTAGTAGGAACTCCGGCCGCTCAAGAGCTCGAAGCGGCGAATGCTGGACTGCTTGACGAACTGACTGCTCTAACCAGAACACCGGGCGTTGGCTCTCAGTCCGATCTAGAGGCTCGGCTTAAGCAGCTCACGCTCCCGACCGCGACTCAGCATCCGGAAGTTCGGTCGAAAACCATCATCGAGCTGCGCGCGTTCATTCGAGATCTCAAGCAGGCCATCGAGCGTGTTAGTGGCACACCGCAACAGCAAATGAGCCCGGCTCAACCTCAGCCGCAGACATCGGCGCCGCGGGCCGCGGGCCGCGGCCCTATTAATTGGTCCGACCTGAAGCACTAGACGATGGACGTAACCCTGCCGAACGGTACCGTCATTCGAGACATACCGGACGATACGCCCCGCTCGGCGATTGCGTTCAAAGCGATCATGAACGGACTCGCGAAGCCAGAGGACTTCGGCCAGCAATCGAGCGCCGGACCCGCAGAGGGGATGAGCGGCTTCGAGAAATTCCGGGCAGGTTGGGGCAAAGCGACTGCGGACCTAGGCCGTGGCATAGCTCAAGCAGCGGAGAGCGGGATCTTCGGCATCGAGCCCGCGATCGCCGCGAAAGTGACGGGATTTGGAAATCAGGGGGCGATTGCTGAATCCCGCGGACGCGACGCTCCGCTCATGCAAACCGGCGCCGGCAAAGCGGGAAACATTTCCGGCGCGGTCGCCAACACATTGCCAACGGCCTTCCTCCCGGGAGCCAATACCGTGGCCGGAGCGACGGCTATCGGCGCTGGGTTGGGTGCGTTGCAACCGTCGACCAGCGCCACCGAGAAGGCTACCAGCGCGGCCGTGGGCGGCGCTTTGGGGGCAGGCGGACTGCTGGCTGGAAGGGGCATTTCGGCCGGCTATCGAGGCCTTAAGGCGACCATCGAGCCGTTCACCAAGGGCGGCCAGGAACGCATTGCGGCGAGGGCGTTGCAGGCCTTTGCCGGCACCGCGGATGACGCCGCTCGGGCCTCTCAGAACATCGAGCAAGGTCTGGCGGGGCCTCTACTCGAAGGGGTGGAACCGACCGCGGCCGAACTTGCGAAGAATCCCGGGATCGCTCAGCTCGAGCGGACGATTCGGAATAATCCCGAATATTTGACCCAGCTGGCCGATCGGCTTCAGGTCAACAAAGAAGCGATCATGTCGGCGCTCGATGACATGGCGGGGACTCCCGCCGCGATGGAAGCGGCCAAGACTGCTCGTAGCGGGGCGACGAATGCGCTCTACGACTCGGCCAAGAGCGAGATGGTGTCGGTCGACGACACACTGCGAACGCTGCTCAAGCGGCCGTCGATGCAAATAGCTCGGCAGCGCGCAGAAAACCTGGCCGCCGAAAATGGCGAGCTATTCGTGATGGCTCACGACGTGGCCACCGGCCGCTCGCTCCATTACCTGAAAATGGCGATCGATGACCTCGCCGACAATCCGGCTGCTAGCGGGATCGGCGGGAACGAGGCTAGGGCGCTCAACTCGACTCGTAAGTCTCTGGTCGACTGGATTGGTAAGGCAATTCCAGACTACGACGCGGCGCGCTCGACCTATTCCGCCATGTCTCAGCCGATCAACCAAATGGAGGTAGGCCAGGCATTCAGGAACAAACTCCAGCCGGCGCTCGCCGACTACGGAGCTAGTAGTCGTATGCGCTCGGCATCCTTTGCAGAGGCGCTACGCTCCGGCGACGATTTCGCCGCGAATACTCTTGGACGCTCGACCGCGAAGCTCGGCGACATCATGGACCCCGGGCAAATGGAGAAGCTGAAGCTGATCGCGGAGCAGCTTGGGCGGCGCGCGAATGCCGATGAACTCGGCAGAGCAGTGGGATCGAACACCGCGCAGAACTTGGTGAGCCAGAACATCGTGCGACAGATCCTCGGGCCTTTGGGCTTGCCGGAGTCGACAATTCAGAGAGCGGCAGAATCCACTTTGCTGCAGAGCGTTCTCCGTCCGGCGCAATTCGCCGGGCAGCTTGGAGAGCAGCGCGCAATGGCGGCCCTTGCAAAAGCGGCGCTCGATCCGAAGATGGCCGCGGAGATGCTCAAAGTAGGGATCGACCCGAAAAGTATCGGGTTGCTGATTCGGAATCAGCAGTTCATCGCGCCCGCGCTCGTCTCAGGGACCAACGCGGCGAGACAGTAATCGCTTCAGCCTCCCTTCGGGGAGCGCGCTGAGAATCAGCCGCGCGAGTATCGCGGCGGCTAGCAAAAACACGATGGCGATGAAAGGCTTTAGAGCCATCGCCAGAAACCATGAACTTTGTGCTTCGCTCATGAGGGATCGGTATGCCCTATAACGGCAGCGGTACGTTCACGCCGGAGGTCGACTTTACGACGGAAGCGGCGTCGCCGCCTATCGAAATCGCGAAGCTGGATGATCTCGCGGTCGACTTCGCGGAGGGCTTGTCGAACGTCATCACCGCCGACGGCCAGACCAACCCGACCGCCAATATTAAGTTGAACGGCTTCCGCCTGATCAACGTCGCCGCTCCCACCGCCCTTACCGATGCGGTTACCGCCACCACGCTCATCGACCAGGAGCTATGCTTCTACGTCGACAGCGGGTCGGCCAATACCTACGCCATCACTCCCTCGCCGGCTATCGCGGCTTACGAGGAGGGCCAGCGGTTCGTGTTCCGAGCGGCCAATGCGAGCTCGGGTGCCTCGACTCTGAACGTCAACGGCCTCGGAGCCATCGCAATACAAACGGCCGATGGTTCGGCGCTCCTCTCGAATTCGATTCTCGCGGGCGGGTTCTACGAGGTCACCTACGACGCGAACGCGACACCAGACCGATGGGTGCTGACTTCTCCCGCTTCGAGGCTTCCGGACGGAATGCTCTCGGGCAATGTCGCCCTCAAAGGCTCGGCTAACACGTTTACCGTTGCTCAGACCATCTCGGCCGGCGCAACGACGATGCTCACGCTTCAGAACTCTACGAACTCCGTTACCGGAGTCGCCGCGGTCGATTCGGATGAGGTGTACTTCGGTGCAACCACCAATCATCCGGTTCGCTTCTACGCGAACAACTTCCTGAGGTTCGAGATCAGCAATGCGGGGGATTACGATTTCAAAGCTGGCCTAGTCACCACCAATAATGCGAGCGCATCGGAGGTGGGATACAAAGGAGCGCCGTCGCGATCCGTCACAGCCACCGGGAATACCGCCGCTAGCGACGCAGGCGGAAAAATCGAATTCAACGGAACCACCGCTGGGCAGACGTTCACGCTTGACGCGGACCCTCCGGATGATTCGGTGATTTTGTTCGTCAACCGCTCGGATAAGACTTGGACGATCTCGGCAAGCGGCGGACTTGTGTTTGCCGGGGTTACCGGAAATCGCACGCTGGGCGTGGATTGCATGGGTGTTGCGACTCATGGCGGCTCAGGGGTCTGGCACATCGCGGGTCAGTTCTCATGAGCGGAGCGTTATTCGGTGCGGTGGGTGGCGCTCCCGGCGTAGTTGCGTCGAGTTTGCCGAACGGCGGAGATCCGTCTGGAGCTGGGGCCGTATGGGGCTTAGCCAGTGACGGCAATGTCCAAATAAGCAACGGCGACCATACCCTCGATACGACGACGGATTGGGTTACGCCAGCAGACTCGAAGATTGCGGCGTACTACCAAGTCAAGGTAGACCCGACAGTGGGGTCGTTCACGTCTGGCTCAGCTACCGGAACCTACTTCGATTGCTCGAGCAGCCCTAGTTGGTCGAAAAGCGGCGGCGGGTCAGTGACATTTACCGCGACGATTCGCGAGAAAGCGACTGGCATTGTTCGGCGGACGTATGCCGGCCTGACGCTGAGCGGCTAGCTAATGCAGCGCAGGAGAACAGTACGAGCCGAGGTACGTCCCGAGGACTCCTCGGAGGCGACCAGATGCCCCTTGGCGCAGCGATACCGCTCGATGTCTTCCTGCCTGACCTCGACCGGACGGCCGTTGAGCGGCAGGTAAATAGGCTGCTCGCGCGGCGGCGGCTCGGCTATTGCAAGTCCGCAGACGACGAGAACACAGAAGGCGGTGAGTAGTTTCATGGCCGGAAGCATATCGAAGCTCCGAATCCGCCGCCACACGATTTTGACAGAAGGAGGACTGGCATGCTTCAAGGGAAACTGACCTATCTCAGTGTCGTGGTACTCGCCCTGTCGGCGCTTGCCGCGAAGTACGGCATTCCGGCCACGCCGGACGACATAAGCTCTGTCGTCAGCCTGCTCGGCACCGCCGCCGGCACGATTGGCGGGATCTACGGCCGCTGGAGAGCCGGCAAGGTCGTCGCGTGACGTGGACCAGCCGCCGGACTCCATCTTCTTCGGCATCATCGTAGGAGCCGCCTGGGTGCTGCGGGAGGTGCTGCCGTTGCTGCTGAAGAAGCGTCCCGAGCCGGAGCCGAAGGACACGGCGGCGGCCGATCTCAAGGCATTCATCGCGCGCTTCGACGCGACCGAGCGGGACTGGGAGCGCTGGCGGCAGAACTTCGAGGGTACGACCAACCGCCGCTTCGACGCGCACAGCGAGCGGATCAACGAGCTTGCAGCGGCGAGGGAGCGCGATGCGTGACGTAGTGGGTGGCAACGGCCACGCGAATGGGTTGCTACAGAAGATCATCCTCGGCATCGCGTCGGCGCTCTGCATTCTGCTCCTGGGCGTCCTCATGACCGACATGCAGCACCGGACCGAGTACGAGCGGCAGACCGCCGAGCGGATCGCGCGGCTTGAGACCAAGGTCGATATGCTCCTCATGCGGCAGCCGTCACAATGAACGCGGTGGAGCGATCGGTAGACCGGCAGTTGGATGAGAGGGCGCGGACGGCTTCGGCGTTCGAGACGACGGACAATCGCGTCGTGGACGCCACGGCTCACGCTCCGCAGCAGATTACGGTCCTCGTCGACAAGAGCATCGGCAAGCAATTTCTGCTGATCCAGTGGGTTTCGGCCGTGGTGACGGCGCTCGCGGTGATCGGGCTATTCATGGCCTGGCAGGGAATGCGCTACAACATCGCGCATACGAACGTGTTGCAGTACGATCTAATGGATCTCAGGGCCAAGACCGGCCACGCGCACGAGAACACGCCCGAACCCGATCCACAACCGGAGCACTGATATGCCGCACGTTTGGTGGCACTGCGAACTCGTCGGCGATCAAGTCGGCACGACCAACGTCAAGGAATTCAAGGTCGGCGAGAAAGGGACCTTCTATTTCGACTGGAAGCCGCCGCACGACATGCCGAAGGCTCAGCAGGAGATGTGCGACGCCATGCTCCAGCAGCTCATGGAGACCGGCGCGCAGATGGTCGCGAGGTGGACCGGCTCGAAGGTCACGGGCGACCCGAGTCGGCACGAAGAGGTCGGGCTGCCGCCGCTGAATCCACCCTGAGTTGTCCTCCCGCCCTCACGGGACGCGCGCTATATAAGGAGTCTACCGGCCCGAACAGGTAGACGATCTGGCGTTAAGTCCATGATCTTACGCCAGAACCCGAGAGGCTTTTAATCCATTGGTCGCTGGTTCGACTCCAGCACGGCCCACCATCCAATCAACAACTTATTTTGTTAGCACCCATCATCTATCGGGCTCCAACGGAGGCGTCCTCTACCAAAGCAGCCGCGATCTTGCGCAGCACTGTCTCGCCCCACTCGTTCAGCGCATAGTTGACGGCGCACAGAACGAGCCGACAGTTGTCTACCGTATACGGCTTGGCGCTGTCTCTGCGATCAAGACTCGGCACGAACGGGCGGCGGCGAGTTGAGCCAGCCCAGCTCAGCGAAAACGGGATTCCGGTCAACTCGCATTTAAAGCTGCTGCGTCGCACGATCGCGTAATACTCATCGCGGCTCAAGAGGAACTCGATTCCGGCTGCCCTGGCCCTGCCACGCGCGGCTGAATATCCCTTTTGTAAATGATGAAGGATCGCGAGCGCTTCCTTGGCGTCGACTCCGACCAGTGAAGCATATCGGCGCAATGCATCCTCGCGATTCCGCCCCAGATGCATCCACTTTCGCCTGCCTGACTCATCACGCCCATGCGTGAAATAGAACGCGCCGTGCTTCTCTCGAAAGTTCTTTAGGCTTGCAGCCAACTACTTCACCGCTTTGATGCGCCGAGCGCGCCGATACAGCGGCAACAGCCCCAACCCTGCCGGCGAATCTGTCTCCGCTTTCGCTCGCACGTCGTGCAGCGTCCAGTCTGTCTTGCCCTTCAAACGCCGTGATTGGCTCTGTACGCCCCACTGCGTCCAGGGGTTGCCTTGCGTGTTCGTGAACACAAACGGGCTCTCAGGCGAGCGTGACGCGGCACGCATGAGCACAAGCCGCAGAGCGTCGGAAATCTCGACGAGCACGATCTTCCCGGTCTTCGGTTCCTTGAGCGTGACCCGCTCGGTGCCGACCTGCGTCTTGCGAAGCCCGCGCAACTCGCTCTGCCGCAGCCCGGTCAAGTACAGCGCCTCCACGAAGTCTCGAAACTCCTGAGTGGCGCCCTCGAGCGCGGCTTGGAGCTCGGCATCCTCGACGTAGCGGTTACGGTGCGGCTGCGGGTTGCGGCGGACCTGTTTGCATGGATTCGTCATGCAGTGGCCGGACCTCATCCCGAAGTTGTAGATCGACGAGAGGCACGCGACCTCCCGGTTCGCAACGACCCCCGAACCGTTTTCAAGACGTCGCTGTAGAAGCTGTGCAACATCGCCTGCTCGGATTTCGTCAGGTTCACAGTGACCTGCCCACGGACGAAGAGTACGGCGTATGTACCCCGCGTAATCTCGCTGAGTTGCTGGCGCAAGTCGGCGATAAGACTCCGAACACAGGTATCCGTCGAAGAGAGAGTCCAGCGTCCGTACCCGCGGACGCTTAATCTCACTGAGGGCTTTGTAGAGGGCATGCTCGCCTTCCGAGATGCGGCAGAGCTTTTTCCAGCGCCTCTTGCCCGCTTCGTCGCGGCCGAGATCGTAGTGGTACGAGCCATTCTTAGGCCGAACCCTTGGCGGTAATTGCGTCAAGGCTCGGGCCTCGCTTTTGGTTCTTCTCACGCCCCACCAAAGCCGCATCCAGCGCGGTTTGGGTCGTGAGTATACGGCCGTTCAGTTCCTTGAACGGAATCCCTGCGCGCCGCAGGTGACGGCGCAGCGCGGCCTTTTGCTTGAGGCCGGTCAGCGCGAGCAGGGCTTCTTGGGTGAGGATGGTCACTTGGGAGAAATCACCGGCACCGGCCAGCCCTGCCCTGAGGCCAGACGCTCGACGAGGTCTTCGAGGCGCATCTCGCTGCGTCCGCTCTCCATGTAGGAGCGCAAGTCTCGGTAGGCACTCTCGCGCGCTTCGCGGCGAACGTCATCCACAGCTTGCGTGAACTCGTTGACCGTGACCGTCTTGTCGAGACGCATCGCGCAAAGTCTCATCGTCGTCCAGTTCATGTGCTCGTGCCTCGTTCGAACCATTCCCTACTTGTCGAACAGCAACTTCACGTCGAACTCGCCATAGCCGCCGCCGCTCGTATACTCGCTGTAGCTGTAGGCGGCTGTGAACGTGCTGTTGTTCACGACTTGCCACGCTTCGAGCCCGTAAGCGAGCGCGAAGGTCATCACCTCGCCGATGATCTTTATGTCGCCGTCGTCGCCGACGTAGGCTGTGATGCGAATACCATCGGCCTCAAGCGAGGCCTTGCCGGAGGGGCAGGCTTCGGCCACGAGGCCAAGCTGGTTGCTGGTAAGTCGTTGCTTTGTCATAGGAATAGTCTCACTCAGGCGGACGCCGGTTTCTGCATCACGAGCCGTTCGACAGCTGCCAAGATTGACCGCTGGGCCGCGACGAATTCCGTTTGCGGAATCTCGATGTACCCGCTGCGCTCAATGCCCAATGACATCAGCCGCAGCGATGGCTCGATCTCCGCTCGACCGTCCTTATCGACCTGGAATGTCACTCCGACCGGATGGCCGTAGTCATCGACTCCAAGAACGCGCAGGTATAGCCACCAGTAATCCGCGTCAGATTGCGGCAACGAAAAGCAGTTGCGGTACTTGAAGCACTTACCGACGAGCTTCTTGCTCGCGGATCGCCGCTTGCGCTTCTCGATTGCGTCGAGATTGGCGCGGGCTGCTTGCATCGTCCGCATCAATGCTTTCTCGCGTGCGCTCACTTTTCTGTCTCCTGGGTAAGGAATGTTTTCTCTACGACGATGGGCTTGATGAGCTGAGAGTCGGCAATCTCGTGGAAGGTCGTCCAGTTCTGGTAGAAGTCTTTGTAGCCGCTCTGTTCAACAACTTCGCCCTTCATTTGCCGAATCGCATTTAGGGCATCGGAGAGTCTGCCCTCGGCCGCAATTCGTCGTTCCTGCTCGGTCGTGAGTTGTCGTTGCATGTCCCGCACGAGCTCGGTGCCGGCGTTCTCCAGCCGTTCCTTGAACGCTCGCTCGCGGGCTACGCTTTCACTTAGTCGGGACGAACGCTCAGCGAGGTCGATGCGCGCGGCGGCGAGCTGTGCATCGGCCTGCTTCAACTGCTCCACGCTGTTGTGTAGCTTGAGCGCGAGCGCTTCGAGTTCGTTGGCCGCCTCGTCGCAAACCGGCGGCACTAATCCGCCGAAGCCGCTGCGGAGCCGCTCGACCAAGGGTCGTTCGTCCACCCTATTTCCCCTCACTGTTCGCGGTACTCGCGCAATTTCGTCTTGCCGGCCTCGGTGAGCTGCCATGCTTCGCGGTAACGCTCCGGCTGGATGATCCGGCCGTCGTCGTCGCAGAGCGGCACCAACCCAAGAGACTTCACCAGCCCGCGCGCCTCGGCACGCAGAACCTCGCGGCGACGGAGCAGTCGGTTGGTGACTACTCCTCCGCCGAAGTTCTCTTGGCCCCACTCGGCCAGCTCAAGGACGTCCCGCTCAGCCATCGACCCACTCGTGCGCGGTCCCGCTGAGCTCGGCGAGTTGCACCTGCTCGATCAACTTCTGTAGCTCAACCATTCGAGTCTCCGCGGGGCGCGCGACGAAAGAAGCTAACCCCGGTCGCGGCGAGGGCTGCCGCCGTTAAGAAGCAAGTGAACCGATTCGGCGCGCCGTTGATGGTCGCTGAGATCCAGCTTCCGACAGCCACATAGATCACGATTCGGCACATATCGTCGAGCTTCATCGTTCGCTTCCAGTAAACGAGCGCCGCAACAGATCGTCGAGAGCCTTCTCGCGGCGCCGGAGCAGGTTGTAGATGTTCGCGAGCTCGAAGCTGCACTTCGCAATCGCCATCGTCGCGAAAAACGCCAGAATTCCGTAGTACCAGCTCATCTCCAGCCTCCCGAGGAAGGTTTCATAAACACCGCCCAGACCGTCGTCTTTGAGGTCTTGTGGCCGAACAGCGGACGGTGCGGCGACAGCTTCAGAATCTCCGACACCGGGTGATCGTTCTCGCCCCACTTGAACACCAGAGATCCGTGCGGCTTGAGCACGCGGAAGCACTCCGCGAAGCCATGCCGCAGCATCGTGCGCCAGTCGCCGGTTAAGTGGCCGTATCGCTTCGTAATGAAGCCTAAAGCAGCGCTGCGCTCGGCGTGCGGCGGGTCGAATACCACGAGAGGGAACGACTCGTCGGCGAAGGGCAGCGCCGTGAAATCAGCCAGCACGTCGGGCTCTACGACTATCGGCGAGCACCCCTTAGTGCTCGGCGTTCCAATATCGGCAGCATGAGTCTCCATGCGCCGATCTACGAACAGAGCTCGGTCGTCCTGCTTGTCGAACCAGAACGAGCGCGGCCCGCAACAAACATCGAGCACGAGCTGCTGTGGCCTTCCGAGTTCCCGGAAGCCTATGCCGCCGTTGTCTCCGGCAAGGGCGTGGTCGCGAATGAAGTAGCGCGCTTCGCTCACGCATGCTCCCGGTCGTCGCGCTCACGGTCCCGCAGCTCGTCCGCGCAGACGCACTCGCTTTCGCGCTCGGTGCCGCAGCGGCACTTCCGGCGCTCGTTCTCGCGCTCCCACGGCGAGCCAATCGCGTTGATGGCGTTGCTGTCGTGGTCAACCATTTGAGCCGCCTTCTTCCCGAGACTGGGCCGCATCGCAATCGAACCTAGATGTACAAATAGCGCACAACTGGTTGCCTTCTTGAACGCTGCTGCTGGTAAGCCCTGGGCCGCGGTATTCGCTCGATCCGCGCACCGCGTCAACGGCCACGTCAAAGATGCTCCAGCCTTTAGGCGGAACATAGGATTCGTCCAGGGCGACGCTGAATGGCGAGCCGCAACAATCGCATTCGACGCTCGCGCGAACCGAAACAATGCTCACGTGTTCCTCCGAAGCGGTTTCATTTCAGCGACGCACTCGGGGCAATAATCCTTGCCGCCGATCCGCCGCCATCCGTTCGAGCGCATGTCGGCTCGCAGATCGGTGCGCGTTTGCCCCGGCCGACCCTCAAGGCCGGCGTTATTGCCGTTCTCGCAATCGTCCGTGTCGCAGTAGACGTAGAGAACGTGGATGATCGTCACGGGGACTCCGAAGATACGGGCGTAACTGATTCGAGATCGAAGCCGTAGACGTGCTCGCCGCACTTGTCCTTCGCCTCTGCAAACAGCCTGCGCACCTCATTCTCGTCCGTCGCCTCGAACGTCCAGATGCGACGCTCAACGGTCGTCGCCCAGCGCGGGCTGAAAATGTCGTCGATCAAAAACGGGTTGCGCGGCCGCTCCGGCTGATGGCGCTTCACGGCGGTGGCTTTGAATTGCGGCATGTCCTACCTTCGTCCCTTTCGCTTTGGTTTGTCGTCGTCGGTCGGACGCTCTTTCAACCACCCGCGCAGCCTCGCGACGCACCGCGCGCACAGATCGCCGATTGGTTCCTGCCCGCCCGCAGTCTCCCACTCGTCGGTCATCGAATTGAGCGCGACCTCGTTGCCGCGAACCATGTTCGGTAGGCAAATGTGATCGCCGCATCGATCGCACGTCACGTCCAGCTTCTTCATGGCGGCTGCTTTACCTCGGGGAACTCATGTATTCGTCCATCCACTTGCGCGGGCACTTCGGATTGTCGCAACCGAACCGGCCGCGGCACGGGCAGCAACAATCCCAATCGCTCAAGCCCTTCATCGGCGCATCGAACTCCGCGGCGATCCGGTCGAGCTCGGCGTTGTGCGCTTTCATGTAGGCCACGCGTGCGTCGTACTGCGCGCCGCTCTCGCCGTCGTACTGGATCTCCAGGTGCGCGCTGATGTATCGAAGCATGACCGCTGCTCTCGCTAGGCGGGTGTCTTGGGCCGATCCCAAATCCAGCCGAGCGTTATGGGCGCGCCTTTGATCGCTGCCTGCGCATCGGCCACCGACTCGAACTGGATGAGCGCGGCCAGCGATATTCGCTTCCCGTTGTCCCCGGGATCGGGCGACTCGATCTCTCCGGCCTGGTGAATCCACCCGCGAATTTGTCCGTTCTCCATGTCACACCAATCCGCTTTTCTCGAGCAGCCAAACCGGAACCTCGACGCGCGTCGCTACGCCCTTCGCCAAGGTCTCTTCCTCGTCGACGATCTGCGAGCGCGGTATCCACGCCTCGTGCTTCCCGTTGTTCAGCAGCACGGCCCTGTCGGTCGCGGCGATCACGGTCACGTCGATCCATTCGGTATCGCTGCTCATGTTCGTTCCGGGCCTGGCTGGGACGGGCGCTCGCTCTGCTGAGACAGCGGCGCGTGCGCTCGCTGCAACCGCTGCATGAACTTGACCATCCGCAGATGGAAGTCGCCTTCGTGATCGTTGACGATGCTGCGCACCAAAAGACCCTCGTCGATCATTGCGAACATGTCGCGGAGCGCGGCTTCGAGCTGCGTTTCTCGCGAGGGCTGTGAAGGCGGCGGACTTTGCTCACGCATTGCCGGCTTCCTCGCGCTGCGCGCAGATCGCGTGAACGAATACGTTGATCGCACCGGCGACCGTGGCAACGTCGGCGCCCGCATCCTTCCATTCCTCTAGCGCGTTTATGAGATCCACGAACGCGGCGGCATATTCGGAACTGGTCTCGATGCTCATGCGGTTCTTCCTGGGTTGTTTGTGGGCTGAAGCGCAATCTGAAACACGATTTCCCGCTCCTGGCTTTTCTCGTCGATCTTGAGTTCCTCGACAAGCCCATTGTCGAGTTGCTTGAGCACGCTCTTGATCGTGAACTCGACGGACTCGCGCAGCATCCCGTTCGCGCCAGCGATCTTCTGGCCGTTGAGGTACGCCGTTACGAATACGCGCATCATCTCGGCTCACCGCGCGCGCTGGCAGAGAGCCCGGACCTTGGACGAGCTGGGCTGATGGCCTTCGTGGATACGCAGCCGCGCTTCCCGAGTAGCCAGCACACGTCGCGGTGCCCGTTGATGCTGCCGAAGTCGACGATCTCGTATTCCCACCCGTCCGGCGGTCCGCCGATCACGGGGTGATAGAACACGATGTCGCCCTTCTCGAATTGCTCAGCCATTTCGGCCTCCCTCGCTGGAGGACACGGGCTTGAAGTCGATGCACGTGCTACGCGCACACAGCACTTCGATGCACACTTGAATGCAGTCGGTGCAGATGACGGCCTTGCCCTCGCGGTTGAACATCGAGCCGTGCGTCAGCTCGTCTGCGGCTCGGTCGCAGAACGAGCAGACAACGTCTTGGCGGACCTCTGTCTTCATCGCGTCTCTCCGCTGCTGCTGGACGAGGGCACGGCCACAACGCCCGACCAATTGCAATCGGCGCAACCGTTGCCACGACAAGGCTTGTGATACGCGAACTTCGGACGGCCCATTTCGGCGATGGTCTCCTCGCGTGTGCGCTCGCCTGCGCTGGGCGCGGCCGGATTTGTGTTGCTCATCGCATGCTCCAAAGAAACCCGAGCACCACCACGCAGAGCACTGCCCCGACCGCGAGCAGTGCATTGCGCAGACCGGAGGACGGCAAGAGGCCGGCCAGTTCGCGGTGCTCATCCAGCACGGCTTGCGCGCTCGGCCAGTAGTTCGGGTCGAGCTTGGTCATGACGGAGGGGCGAGGGGTCAGGGCTCTAGTGTCAGTTCTTTTCATGGCTACCACATGCATTGAATCCACTCGACCAGCCGGTCTCGCTCTGCGCAGAAGCGGTCGATTCCTTCGCGCAGCTCGGCCAGGTCGGCCACCACTTCGTCTCGATGCACTCGCTTGATGAACGGCGGGAGTCCGCGGCAGTGGCTCATGAAGTCGAACCACTCGCGCTCGCTCACCAAAAGCTCGCCGATCACCTGCCAGCGGTATTCGCCTGGTACCGTGCCGGCCTGTAGCCGCTCGATCTGGACATGCGGCAGAGCGTCCTTGATCTCGAGCCCGCCGACTTCGCCTATCAGACTGTCCGGTGAACAGCCGCAGTTGCCGTTGCGTATAAAGCCCACCTGCTGCGGCTCAACGTCATGGAGTAGGGCGTAAAGGTCGCGAGCTTCGTCTTCGCGCTCCTTTCCCCGTTCGGTATGTTCGTTGCCGAGCCATTCGGATTGCTTCGGCTCTCCCGTGATGATCTCGCCGGCCAGCATCCGCATGTACTTCGCACGGCTCACGTACTCCCTGCTGGATGTGCCGCCACGAGGCCCGACCTTCGCCATGACCTTGTGGAATTCAGACGCCGTGGGGATACCACGGTGCAGCTCGAACCACTGCGGCGAGCGTTGCGGGACGGCTTCGGCGTCGAAGACTTCCATGGCTACTTCTTCTGCGTCCGCTTCGCTTCGATTTGCTTGACGACTGCGGCGTAGTTCTTGGCGAGGATCTGATCGAGCGATTCAATCTTGGCCCATCGCATGAACTTCGCTTTATCGGCGCCGACTTCCTCGATCAAGGCATTGAGATCGGCGATCTGCTTCTCGCCGATCGTCGCGGCCTTGTCGCCGCCGCTGCCGTCGTCATCGTCCTTGGCCGCGAGCCCGGTGATCGCGAGGAACGTGTACCGCTGCAAGTAGGTCACGGCCGAGCCGATGGCCTGGATGCTGTTCTTGCTGCCGCTTGTATCCGGTGCTGCGGTAAGCGAGTTCTGGATGCTGTGCCCGAGCTCGTGTGTCAGGATGCAGGTCACGGTAATGGCCGGACCCTCCTGCTTCGTCTCCCAGCGGTGCGAAAGGCCGTGCTGGCTCAGCCGCGGGACCACGATGGCCACGATGTCCGACAAGAGCGCATGCCGGTACATGAACTTCTCGCCGTGAAAGACGCTCTTGTTCTTGGTGATCGTGATCGCCTCGGCGCGGAAGGCGTTCATCGCGTGAGTGAATGCCTCTTGCGCGCGGTCGGCCTTCCACTCGCGCTGCAGCTCCATCAGCGCCTTGATCTGCTCGGCGTCTACGCCCTTCGAGACGGCGATTTGCAGCATCTGCATCGGCGTCAGGTTCTCGGGCTCCGGCAGCAATGCCACCTGTCGATTCGGCTCGGTCATACGTTCTCCTGTTTGTCCTCGGTCCGCCGCCGCACAATGCGGAACATCGTCTCCGAGCTGATCTTGAAGTCCGCGCAAATCTGCGCCGGCCGGTTCTGCTTGCCTAAGGCGTAGCGGCGCACGACGGCCAGCTCCTTCGCTTCGGTGAGCTTGCGGGGTCTAGGCATGGGAGGGGTCCGGCGGCGCGAAGCCGAAAAACGCATCTATCTTTGCGACGTATTCGGCATTGGTCTGGAGGTTGTAGTGGTCAGCAATCGCGCTCCAACTTGAGTCGCGGATGACCGGGCCATAGCTCACACAGTCACAGCCCGTATCGAGTGCAACTTGATCGCCATGGAACAGATAGGCGATCGGATAGCCGCAGATGCTGCAATCGCGCACATGGAATCCGCCGAGACCTCGCTCCGCGGCTGCTCTCTGAAATTCGTCGGCGCTTCTCACTCGTGCATCTCCGGGTCCACGCCAACGCGATAGCGCGCCTTGATCTCGCCGTAGCGGATCGCGTGCTGTAGGTCGCTTGTCGAGTCGAACACGATGAGGGCCGCGCACGAGTACGTGTGCAGCTTTCCGGTTCCGTCGTCCACCGGAATTTCGCCGACCTCGACCAAGACCCCTTTCGCAATCGGCATCACAGGTGCATCTCCGGGTCCACATCGCACTCACCCTCATGGCCGGGCATGCACGTGCAGTCGAAGTCCTTCTCACAACGAACAGCGACCGCAGGTTTGCTCTCGCGGATCTCGCGGCGCAGTTGCGCAATCTCGGTCAAGAGGCGTTGCGTGACCTCGCGCGACTCTTCGAGCTTGGCCGACATGTCCGCGATGGCTTCTGCGGCGCAGGTAAGCTCCTCCGCGATATGCGTGGCTCCGGCCTTTGCTTGGCGGGTCGCTTGGTAGTTGAGCGCGACGACCAGCTCGTCGGCGGTGTACACGTCGTGCCACGAAGCTGCGTCGTCGCCGGGCTCACGGATCGGCCCATCCGGTCCGCCTTCGTACACGGGCTCGGCCAAGTTCGGCTTGCCGGCGAAAAACGTCTCAGCATTCCGCGCAGGCAGCCCCGTGCCGTTCTGCGCATCCAAGCGAGCCGCGAGCGTCGGGTCAGCCTTCAACGCATCGGCATGGCCGCGGGTGATTTCGAGAAGTACGTCGGAGAGGAAGGGGGTGTCGGTGGTCATGCTCGCTCCAAGTGTTTGGGTTGCCAGGCGCAGGAGTGCCGCTCGCTCACTTCGCAGCCTCCTGCGCAAGAAATTCGCCCTGGACGGTCGCGAGGTATTCGCTCAGCTTGCGAAGCTCGGCGACGCGATTGGTGAAGTGATCGTTCTCGACTCCCGACTGCGCGCACTTCGCGTAGAAGCTCAGGAAGTCTTGAACTGCTGACTGCACGTCGCCCAACTGGTGAATGTCGAGCACAGGGCGATAGACCCAGCGAGTCACGGGGAGTTGTTCGGTGCTCACTTCGCGTTCTCCTGTGAGGGAGGGGAGGTGAAAGTGGATGGCAGCGCCGCTTTTGCATAGCTGGCCGCCTCCGCGAATGCACGGGCTGCGCCGAGCGAATACGCTATTCGTACTGCGCGTTCTTCGGCCGGATCGTAGATCAGCGTCTTGCCGTCCATCTCGGCGATCAGTTCTAACGCGGCGAGCATTCGTGGCGCCGCAAGAAGACGCTGCGCATGCGGGCACCCAGACTCCGCGCAAGCCTCAGCCGACACTTCTTCGTGCTGCGGACAGATCACTTCGTTGCTCCTTCGCCCGACGCGGACAGCTGCCGAAGCAGCCGATAGTCGGCGACTGCCTGATCGCGCGAATCGAACGGCCCCATTGGTTCCTCGCACGCGTCATCGCGCCAGTACCATTGAGTGCGAAAAATGCTCGCGTAGTCGTTCGCGCAGAAGAACTCCACGCGCTTGCTTGAGCCGCCCTGCTGTTGGTCGCTCACGCGTTCTCCTGTTCGGTCGAAAGGTTCAAACCGCCGTTGTGTCGCGTAGTTGACAGAGCGGCCAACGCCGACACGCCATTACGTAAACTCGTTAGCCGCCGTATGAACATTTTGTTAAGCTGGGCGAACCTACCGAGAACGAGAACAACAGAGGGGGTTCGCAGTGCCGCTCGTCCCAACCAGCTAACTTTTTCCATGCCGTAGCGCATGGGGAGTCAGTATAGCCAGCGGCTATCGTGAGTCAATAGCCCGAAGCTATTATTTTACGCGACCGCGAAGGCGGCCGAGCCGCGCTGGTCTGCCCTAGGAGAGGCGGGTGGGGATCTCGTCTGTTGAGCTGGGCGGCCCGCGATCGGTCAGCGCGTCGATATACGCTAGGGCCTTGTCTTTGAGTCGCTGACTGGGAAGACGAGCGAAAGCATCCAGCAGATAAGTGGCCTCAGTATCGAGCGGGCGTTTGGGGCCGCGCTCGGAAAGCAGCCATTCTACCGAGACATGGAGCTTGATCGCCAGGATAACGACGTGCTCGAAGCTCGGCAGTCCGCCATGGGCCCATTTGTTCGTCGATGACTGCTTGATGCCAACGAGGGCGCCGGCCGCCTTCTGGGTGGGCTTCAACTTCTGATCCTTCATCGCCTCTTGCAGGCGATCCCAGAACGCTCGTTTCTTCATCCGAATATTCTCCGCAGCAAATTCATAGCTGCCGGCTATTGCAAATGCATAGCTTTCGGCTATTCTTGGCACCATGGATGTGCTGCGAAGCTACTTAGAGTCTGGAAAGTTGACTCAGAAGGAGTTGGCTGCTCGCTTGGGGATCAAGCAACCGAGCATCGCCAAATGGCTGGAGAAGGGCCGAGTGCCGCCTCGACGTGTACGAGACGTTGAGGCAATCACCGGCATCCCAGCCTCGAAGCTGTGTCCTGAGATTTTCGGGAAACGTCGTCCTAATTGATTTTGTCGGCCGAGCCTAACCCGCTCGGCTTTTTTATGTCCGGCCAGCGACTTATGGAAAGAGAAAGTGCCTGATTCCGTAAAAACCGCTGCGTTACGTCGAATGAGGACCGCTCACTTTTTTTTTCGCTTTCTCAAATCTGGAACGCCCGAGCGCGAGCCTCGCGCGGAAAAAGCGCGATTCGAGGTCCCGGCGCCCAAGCATTGCGAAATTCGTGCCCGCTACTACGACGCTGGCGCGGGTCTCGTCATCAACGCTGCGGCCTGTGACCGGCGTCGCAGGGAGCGCTCGCTACTCAAGTCCTGGTTCTGGCCGAGCGATCCGCAAGGACTGGTCTTGCTCGCCATCGTCACCGGGATCGTGTTGATCGTGGCGGTGAGGGCTTTCGGGTGACGCGGCTCGAGGCTTATCGCGCGGCGTTGAGCGAGGCCGTCAAGGACGGCACCCACCCCGAGCTCGTACGAATTCTGACGCGCGAGTGTTTCGCGCTCATCCAAGAACAGCAGAAAGGAGACGCATGTCCGGCACGAACGGCGCGCTGACGCCAGCGCAGCTCAATGTCAACTATATCACCGCCTGCGATGATCTCGGAGAGCTGGCCTATATCGCCCGCGAGGGTGGTGTGCTTGAAGAGGCCATGCGCCGTTCCGCGAAGTTCAGGGGTACACCGAAATACTACGAGACGGCTCGCCCGGTGATTCTTGCCGAATGGCGGGCCGGGATTGAACTGCGCCGGGCAGAAAGAAACGGCGGGCCGGGACGGGGGAAGGAAAAGATTTCGCAGCCTGCGAAATCTTTTATGGGCCTGCTCGATGACTACAAGCTTAAGAAGGACACCGCGTATCGCTGGATGAATATGTCCTACGCGCCGCGCGACACGGTCAACGACTACTTCGACAATCGAGAGTCCAAGAAAGAACCGTTCAAGCGCGCCGAGCTAATCAAGCTCGGCAAGAAGCACAAGCCGCTTGAGGCTCCGCTCATCGGCGATGGCTACGAAATCATCCATGCCGATCTCGCCGACGCAGAAATCGAGGACGCCTCGATCGATTGCATCATCACTGATCCTCCATACCCGCGCGAGTTCATCGGCGAGTACGAGAAGCTCTCCAAGTTCGCCGCGCGAGTTTTGAAACCCGGTGGCTCGTGTCTCGCAATGGCAGGGCAGAGCTACCTACCCGAAGTCATGACCGCGCTGGCCGCGAGCCTCAACTATCACTGGACGCTCGCGTACCTAACGCCTGGCGGCCAAGCCGTTCAGCAGTGGGAGCGGCAAGTCAACACGTTCTGGAAGCCGGTGCTCTGGTACGTCAAAGGCGAGCTGGATGGCGATTGGTCCGGCGATGTCATCAAGAGCGATGTCAACGACAACGACAAGCGGTTCCATCACTGGGGGCAATCAGAAAGCGGCATGGCTCGCCTAGTAGAGCGGTTCAGCCGTGCCGGCGATCTCGTCTGCGATCCGTTCGTCGGCGGCGGAACGACCGCTGTAGCTGCGCTCGCACGCGGCCGACGCTTTCTCGGAATCGATGTGGACGAGCAGGCCGTCAAAGACACCATTTCGCGTCTCGCAAATCTCGAGGCGCAGGATGACTGAGCGACTAGGCAATGGTGTCCGCATCCGAGCTGACGGCCAAGGAGATGCGTGGGCGAACACGCACCGAGAATCGCTCGGCAATCAGTTTTACCTTCAAGACATAGATGCGTTGTTCGGCATGGAAGTGTTCGGCGCGAATACGGGCGACCGGCTCTTTCTCGAATACGAGCCTGACAACTACAAGAACAAGCAGAACATCGTGCGCGAATTCGCAATGGTTGCGATGTTCGATCGTAAATCGACTCTTGCATGGGCTCGCAGCACGCAATGCTGTCTGAGTCGCGGCGTCTATTTGTGGATGTGTCGCGCGCTTAGAGCGCAGCAGCCGCACGCGCCAAAATTCTTTCTCGTAGTCGGCCGTGATTGTCCGCCATGGCAAATGGTGGAAATCGATATCGATACGGGCGACGAGCTGAGCGAGCCAACCACGGTCGATGCGGACTCATTTCAGCGTGTCTGGCAGCAGCTCGGATTGACGCAGTTGCGTAGGGATCTGCGCAGGTTCGTCAACCCATGATTTTTGAAAGTGGAGCTTGGGTGTCTTGCGACACGGAGGGGCGACCAACCCGGCCAAGCTCCGAGAGCGCTAGGGGTAATGGGGATCTTAGCACAGCGCAACGGTAGGCGACGGGAAGCCGTAGGACTAAGCGGCTAGCGGGGCGTTGCTCTGCTAGTTGGAAGTGGCCCGTCACGCACGCTCGGCTCACGCATGGAGCAGAGCTGCCGGCCTAAACCTCGTTCACGCGGGGATTAGCTCGGCACGCCCGCTGACTACGCGGAGCAGGCTTGAAGAGAAGAGGGAAAGAGTGAACGAAGCACTACTGACAAGCTACTACGTGAGCTACTGCGAAACTCTCCTAGCCATCCGCAAGTCCGGCGACTGGAAGGACTGGCACCCGTCCTGGGACGACTACGTTCAACGCCGCTGGAGCCTGAGCAAGTCGCGCGCAAAGCTGCTGTGCCAGTTCGCCCAGTTCAGAAACATGGCGCTCGAGGAAACCTTCGGCACGCTGCCGGAGACGCCCGAGCAAGTGAAGTCGATTCTCGGCCTTCCTCAAAAACTCTGGATCGAAACGTGGGATCTCGTGATTAGCGACAACCCGCGGTTGCCGATCACCGCCCAGAACGTCGAGAGCACGCTACAGCGCTTCGGTATCTACGCCCACAAGACTCTTTCGCCCGAGGCGAAGAAGGCCATTCGCGTGCGCCGCGCCGCCAAAACCATGGCCGAAATGAGCGACGGCGAAAAGCTCGTCAACGAAATCGGCGGCAAGGCGCTCGGCAAGAACTGGACGAAGGCCGTCGAAGTCGTGATTGACGCCGACCAGGAGCGCATGAACCAGCTCAGTGTTGCACGTGGAACATGACGAACCCGATAGAAGTGTGCGCGCACTGCAAAGAGGAAGGCCGAGTCGCGACGGATGTAGTGCCGTACTCGGTTTTGAACGCCTCGAACAAAGAAGTCACAAGGTGGTTGCATGGCCGCTGTACTGAACCCTGGTTCCGCCGTTATGACGAATGGCGCGCCACTCTCGCCTCGAGTCCGAACCGAAGCGGAACGGGAGTCGTGGCGGGCGGGGTTCGAGGCGGGGATGAAAGCGGGGACGACGAGAGTGCTACAGAGCACGGCGCTCGAGGACATGGTGATGCAGATACGTCTGCTCAACATCACGGTTGATGCGCTATGCCGCGAGCTCGAAGCGCGCGACAAGACGTTGCAGTTCTATCGAGACACCATGCGGTGGTTAGGCGAATGAACCTTAGAGACTACGCGCGCGACAAGCACTGCACCGTCCGTCTTCCGGGCATCTGCAACGGCAATCCCGAGACGACGGTGCTCGCGCATTTCCGTCTCGCCGGCACGTGCGGCATGGGCATCAAGCCCTACGACGTGCTCGGCGCGTGGTGCTGCTCGTCATGCCACGACGCGATAGACCGTCGCTCGAACATGGACCTGGAGCGCGATTACGTGCGGCTCGCGCACCTAGAGGGCGTGGCGCGGACGTTGGCGCAGTTGGTCGCGGACGAGGTTTTGCATTGGTGAGATACCGCCGCCGCAAAGTCGACGCGAACCAGGCCGAGATTGTCGCGGCGCTGCGGCAAATCGGGTGCAGCGTGCTCGACTTGTCGGCCGTGGGTGGCGGCTGCCCGGACTTGCTCGTCGGCCGGCTCGGGGCTTCCGGCCGCGGCAACTTGTTGGTTGAAATCAAGAGCCCGAAGCGCCAGAAGCCGGGCACGCGTAGTGATGCGGCGAAGACTCTAGAGCGACAGGAGCAGTTCCGCGCCGAATGGAACGGACCGGTAACGGTTGTCGAAACGGTTCAGCAAGCGATCGCGGCGGCTTTGTCGATATGACCTCGCAATCCTTCGTTCTCCCTGCCGCTGCCGACCGCACCGACATGCTCGGCCGCATCATCCGGTTCTGCCACCAGCTCGGCGCGGAGAAGCGCTGGCGCATCACCATCGAGCCCTACGTCAAGCGCCGCTCGAATTCACAGAACGCATACCTGTGGGGTGTCGTGTACCCGACCATCCTCGCGGCCGGCAACCTCGGCGGTTGGACCGCCGAGGACTTGCACGAATTCTTTTTGGGCGAGCACTTCGGCTGGGAGCAGATGGAAGGCTTCGGCCGCAAGCGCATGAAGCCGATACGTCGAAGCTCGAAGCTCTCCACTATCGAGTTCAACGAATACGTCGCGCACATTCAGCGGTTCATGGCGGAGAAGGGCGTGTACGTGCCCGATCCGAACGAGCCGTTCGAGGAGGCGGCATGACCCATTTCGCCCGGCTACCGCCTCGCGGCCCGACAGGGTTCCCCCCTAGGGATTCCGTAGCCCATCGCAAGATCGCGAGCTGTCGCCGGGCGGATTCTACTTTGGAGGGAGCATGGCTGCGGTGATGAGCGAGGCGAGCGAAGTACGAAGCGCGCAATGGCGAGGGCTGGAGCCAGAGGGCAGGGGTCACGAGCTGATGCTAGCCTGGGGCCTTCACCGCCGTGGCGGAGAGCGCACGCGCTCGCCGGTCACGAGTGGCAACTGGTCCGAACCGCTGGACCCGTGCCATGACGACGAGCCGCCGTTCGTGGTCGAGGTAGACGACGTGCTGCGCGGGCTGGTGCGCGCCGGACATGAGCAGTCGGTCGTCATCGCGAAGGTTTTTTACCTCGAGCACCCGCGCTACGACTTCTGGCAAGTAGCGCAGAAGTGCTTTCGGACGGAAGGGTTCGTGCGGCTGACGTTGCGCGGCGTTTGCGCGCTGGTGGAGGAGCGCGTATCGCCATGAGCGTCGGCCCAATTAATGCGCTTTTGATGGAGCGCGACGTGCTGCTCGACAAGGTGAAGGCATTGGAGGCCAAGTTAGAGAGGGCCATAAAGGAGCGCGAATGGATCATCGCATGGGTACGAACTACCGACCCCGATACGGCCGAAATTCTGGCCCAGCGAGACGATTGGCATACGACAGGCGATGCCACGGAATTGCCGCCATGCGGCTGTGAGCGCTGCGACTATCCCGACTGCGATTGCCGAGAACGAGCAGCGAAGTACGGAGCTCACTCTTGACGCACCCCCCTGAATAGCTAAGATACCCGTACCTTCGTGGCGCTCTACCGCGCCCGATAGAAACGCCGGCCACGAGTCGGCGTTTTCATTTCCAGACTTCCTCGGGCCGCCGCCCCGCGTTACTCCGTTGTCCCCGGAGGCGCGCGGCCCGCTTCATTTGGAGAACCCATGCTTCGCGTACTTGCGACGCTGGCGCTGATTGCGCTGGCCGGGCCGGTCTATGCCCAGGGCTCAGCCGTGCTGTCCTGCACCCCGCCGACGAAATACACGGACGGTACGACTATCGCGTCTCTCGCGAGCTACAAGTGGTATTGGGGGACGGCTCAGGGGAATTACCCGAACAGCAAGATTACTCCGAGTTCCGGCGGCTGCGGGACGACTATCTCTCCGCTTACGCCGGGGCCGTGGTTTTTCGTTGTGACTGCAATCGATACCACGGGGACCGAGAGCGTGGTCTCAAATGTGGCGACCAAAACGATCGCGCCGCCGAAGCCGAACCCACCGACGAACTTGACGGTAGCCGCCGACTTGACCGCCTGGGTACTCGCTCCAAGCACGAACCGCGTTGCCTTGGTCGCGGTCGGCAAGTTCACCGCCGGCACAACGTGTGACCCATCGCAGCCGGTGCTCGACAAGTTCGTCGTCATCGTCGACTCGGCGCATCCGATTCAATTCCCGCCCGGCAAGACCTCGGGCGCGGTGACGTATTTGGGTAGCTGCTCATGAGCCCGTGTGGCTGACCTGGCTCCTAGCGTGGCTACGCCGCTCCCTACCGCCCTCTGGCGCACGACACTTTGAGGTATATGACATGCGGCTGACCTGGAAGAACTCGACGCCTGGGCCTCGGCAACGCGCGCTGAAGCATTCCCTCATCGAAGCGCGTTCAGATCCGTCGCTCCCATGGAGCACGGTCAACATCGTCCCGGTTCCGGGCCAAGCACTCGACTTGGACCCGGCCTTTGCTCCGGGCGACTACGAAATGCGCTTGACCGAGGTCGACGTGGGCAACGTCGCCGCACCTTCGGCGAAGTGCCCGGTCATCATGGTCAGCATCGGCTTCGACCCGCCGTCCGGTGCGACTGAGTTTGCCTTCACGCCCTAGTGCTCGCCCGCCACGGCAATCGCGGTTACGACACTTGGGACGACGAGAAGCAGGCGAGATATCTGATCTCGCTCATCGAGCGCGGGAAGTGGGGCGACTACTGGGCGTTGTGGAAAGGTGAGCCAGTTCATCCTTCGCGGCGCGATCACTCCCAGCATCTTCCCACTCGCGACGAGCGCGAACGGCCGGTATCTGGTCAACGCGAGCAGCGTACCGTTCCCGATTCTCGCGCGCGCGTACTGGGGCATCATCGGCCTCTCGCCCGCGAACTATCAGGCGGCGATCGCTGACCTTCTAGCGAAGGGCTTCAACGCGCTCGAGTTCCGGGCGCCGAACGCGAGCCAGCAAGACAACTTCGCGCCGCTCGATGGCGCGAGCAACCTGCCGTTTACGACGAAGATCGGCGGCGGGTCGTACACCGGGGCGTTCACGGAAGATCCGGACTTCACGACGCCGAACGAGGCGTATTGGGTCTTCCTCGACACCTTCCTCGCCTACTGCGAGACGCAAGGCGTCGCGGTTCTCTGGTTCCCGAAATACATCGGCTTCTCGAACACCGAGGGCTGGCGGCGCGAGTACGTCGCGAACGGCACGACCAAGTGCCAGACGTACGGGGCGTACGTCGCCAATCGCTACAAGGCCCGCAAGAACATCATCTGGATGCTCGGCGGAGACACGGGCACGAGCTCGAACCCGTGGGTAAATCAGTCCGAGATCGACTGCGAGAGTGCATACATCACGGGACTGAAGTCCGTGAGCGGCCAAGCCAGTACGCAGTATTGCGCCGAGTGGGCATCGGGCTCCTTCGGCGACGATGAGACGAACTTCGGGTCGCAGCTCACTATCAACGGCGCGTATTCGTGGGAGGCGTTGACCGCGCAGTACGCAAACAGTGGGTATCAGGACACGCCGACCAAGCCGACGATTTTGCTCGAGGAGCCGTACGACGAAGAAGGCACGGACGGCACCAACAAGAATCCGGGCAACGCGATTCAGCCGACGCGGAAGTACGTATTCCGCTCGGTGCTGAACGGCGCCAACGCGGGTTACTGCGAGGGCAACGGCTACCTAACGCATTTCTTCAACGACGTTCCGCACGGCGACTATCGCAATCACTTCTCGACGGTAAACCAAGTAGCTCTCGCGAGCTTCAACGCTTGGTACAAGACGATCGCCTGGTACGACCTCATACCGCACGACGTACGAAACATCATCACGTCCGGCCGTGGCTCGACGGACACGGACGGGTACGTCGCAGGCGCGTCCACCGCGGACGGCGCGCTGGCAGTTTTCTATGCAGGCGTGTCGTTCACGAGCTTCACGGTGGACATGACGAAGATGCGCGGCACGACGACGTGCACGTGGATCGACCCGACGAGCGGCGCCACGAGCTCGGCCGGAGGTCCGTTCGCGAATACCGGAACGCGGACATTCAACGACCCCGGCAACAACGCACAGGGCGAAGGGGACTGGTTCTTGAAGCTGGTGGCGTGACATGGCGAATCCCGCAATCCATGACGCCTACGCCTCGAACGGTTCGGAATCCGCCTCGGTCGGAACCGTCACGCTGAGCTTCACCGTCACGACCGGCGCCGGGATTCTGGTCGTGGCCGCCATTGTCGACGTGGCGACCGATGTTAATCCGGTCATCACGACGAACCAGGGCGACACGTTCACCGCGCTTTCGGGCGGCGAAGTAATTGCAGCCGCCGGCAATCAAGCGCTGGCGGTCTTTTACGTTCTGAATCCCACGGTCGCGACGCACACGCTGACCAACACCTGGGACGGCGGCGGCAGCTTGAGCACAACCGGCGCCATCATCGCCGCGACGTTCGACGGCCTGAACAGCCCGAACATCACGGACGCGGGCACCGACAGCGGTTCCGATAGCTCGGTATCAACGACAGTCGCGAACGCGGTCACGAACGACCTCATCATCGACTTCTTCGCGGTCAACTCGAATCCCGCCATCACGGTGGGTGCGGATCAAACGCAGCGCGTCAATGCGAGCACTGGAACCAGCGGCGGCACGATGTATGGCGCATCGACGCAGCCCGGAGCGAATGGTGGCGTGATGTCGTGGACCTGGACCGGAGCCCAACGCACGGCCCAGGTCGCGGTCCGTCTGCCAGGGCCGGGTGGTGGTGGAGGCGGTACGACAGCACCTCAACTGATGCTCATGGGAGTCGGCACTTGACGGCTCGCAGGGTCGCAACTTCATACCTGGATAGGCATGGCAGATAACACCGACCTAGATGCTGGCACGGGCGGCGATAAGATCGTCACCCGAGAAATATCGCATGGGGGCGATACAGCCAAGCTTCAGGGCGTTTTTGCCATGGGCATCTCGGGGACCGAGGGCTCGTATACCGCGGCAGCGATCGGTGGAGACGCAACCAACGGCCTCGACGTAGACGTTACGCGATCGGCGCTGCCCACGGGCGCCTCGACCTCGGCAAAGCAAGACACCGCACAGACGACGCTTGATGCAATCGCGGCCTCCGTAGCTGGCACGCTGACGGTCGGTTCCCATGCCGTCACGAACGCGGGTACGTTCGCCGTCCAAGCGACCATCGCGGCCGGCGCCACGACGATCGGCAAGGCCGAGGATGCCGCACACTCGAGCGGCGATGTCGGCGTGATGGCGCTCTCGGTGCGCCAGGATGCGGCTGCAGCTCTGGCCGGCACGGATGCCGACTATCAGCCGCTCATCACGGACGCGAGTGGCCGCCTCCATGTCAACGTGGGCAACACCGTCACCGTCGGCAGCCATGCGGTTACGAATGCGGGCACGTTCGTCACGCAAGAGAACGGCGCCGCGCTCACGTCGCTCCAGCTCATCGATGACGCAATCTACGCCGAGGACGTAGCCTCGCAGGCGGCCGACAAGGGCATTGCCGTGCTCGCGGTGCGCCGCGATGCCGATACCTCGATGGTCGGCACTGACGGCGACTATGCGAACCTCCAGGTCAACGCCGCGGGCTCGCTCAAGGTCGCGATCACGGCGGGCGCAGGATCTGGCGGCACGTCGATTGCGGACGGCGCGAGCTTCACGCGCGACACGACCTCCATCACGCCGGCGGGTGCTGCGGTCGAAAGCTCGGCGCCGACGCTGACGAACGGCGACGTGGCCGCGCTCTCGATGACCACGGCCGGCGCGCTGCGCGTCGCGGTGGCGGCCGGCGGCGTTGCGGCGGCCGTCGAGGACGCCGCTTCCGCTGGCGGCGAAGAGGGCGTGATGATGCTCGCCGTCCGGCGAGATACCGCGGCGTCGAGCTCGGGGACCGATGGCGATTTCTCGACGCTCAACACCGACGCGAACGGCCGTCTGCACGTCATCACCGGGCCTTCCACCGGCACCATCGAAGTCGTCGGCGATGTCGCGCACGACGCGGTCGCGGCCGGCAATCCGGTGCTCGTGGCCGGTTATGCGTCGGCCGCAGCGCCCAGCGATGTTTCGGCGGACGCTGACGCGGTGCGCTCATGGCATCTTCGGAACGGCGCGCAGGCCACCGTCATCACCGCGGCGGGCGCGCTCATCGGCGGCGACGCAGCGAACGGCCTCGACGTCGACATCACGCGGTTGCCCGCTTCGACGAACACGCTCGAGGTGGTGGGCGACGTGGCCGACGATGCCGCGGCCGCGGGCAACCCGGTGCTCATCGCGGGCAACGCCGTCGAGACGGACGGCACCGACCCGACGACGGTTTCGGCCGAGGGCGATGCAGCATTCCTGCGCACCGACCGCTCGCGTCGTCTGCTCGTCTCGGACGTTCACCCGCGTGGCTTGTACGTCTCCGCGGACTATGGCAGCGCTCAGACCAATGCGAGCGTGATCTCGGCGCCCGGCGCGAATCTGTCGCTCTACATCACCGACATCGTCATCAGCAACGGCGCGACGGCCGGCAAGATCACGCTGCTCGACGGTTCCGGCGGCACGGTCAAGTTCACGCTCTATCCGGCGATCAACGGCGGCTGCGTGGCGCAGCTCAAGCAACCGATCAGGCTCACGGCCAACACGGCCTTGTGCATCACGAGCACGACCGTGACGACGCACGCCGTGAACATCGGCTACCACATCGCGCCGTGACGTGCTTGCACTACTTGTACCCGGCGTTGGGATGGGAGGCGGCACCGCCGCGGTCCCAGTCCAAGTCCCAAACGTCGTCGGCGAGACTCAGGCCGCCGGAACCACTGACCTCACCAATGCCGGCTTCCTCACCGCGGTCGTTACGGCCTATTCGAGCAGCGTCGCCGCCGGCACGATCATCAGCCAAGACCCGATTGGCGGCACCTTCGCGCTGCCCGGTTCGACGGTCACGATCACGGTCTCGCTCGGGCCGCAGCCGGTAGATGAACAGCCGGTCGGAGGCCACTACTGGCCGACCAAGCAGAAGAAGCCGAAGGACTATCGTCCGGAGCTCGATGACGAGCGCCAGCGCGACCAGCAGGGGCTACGAGAACTGCTCGAGCGAGCCGCAGGGCTCATCGAGGAAGTCGAAAAGGTCAATGAGCCAGAAGTTCAGGCGCAGGCCGCGGAAGTCCGCGATCATTTCGAGGCCATCCGAGCGCATGCCGAGAGAACCGAGGCGCGCAAAGAGAAGCTAACCGCGGTACAGGCGCGCGTCGACAGGCTCATAGCCGAAGCCGTGGACCGCCTCATTGTTCAAGCGAGCGATGTGCTGACTGAGCTGATACAGGAAATCGAAGAGGACGACGATGCCCCGTAAGTCCGGCTATCGCCACCATGAGGACACACGCAAGAAGATTCAGGCACAGTCGATCATCAACCGGCTGCAGGCTCACATCGACTCCGCCACGCCGCTCATGGACGCGTCACAGGTTAATGCCGCGCGCACCTTGCTGAACAAGGTGTTACCGGATCTATCGGCGGTCGAAATGGAACATGGAGTTACGAGCGAGCTCGCCGACTTGCTCGAAGCAATAGATGGCAAGACCCGGGGAATTCCGACGCGCGGTTAGCCAGTTCTCGGACTGGGGCTGGCGGCTCAACAACCTTTACTGGATCACGGACAAAGAGGGTCGACGCTCGCGGTTCGAGTTGAATTGGGCCCAAGAGGCTCTGTTCAACGAAATGCACGAGATGAACGTCATTCTGAAGGCCCGGCAGCTGGGCTTCACAACGTTCATTCAGCTGTTCATGTTGGATGCGTGCGTGTTCAACACGAACATTCGCGCCGGCACGATTGCTCACACGCTGCTCGACGCTCAGACGATCTTTCGGGACAAAGTTCAATACCCGTATGAGAACCTGCCGGACGGCATTCGCGAAGCGGTGCCGATCGTCAAGGCGAACGCTACTGAGTTACTGCTCGGCAACAACTCGAGCATTCGAGTAGGCACGTCGCTCCGGTCATCGACGCTGCAGTACCTGCACATCTCCGAGTACGGAAAGATGTGCGCGAATTTCCCGAAGAAGGCGCGCGAGGTCAGAACGGGCGCGCTCAACACCGTGCAGGCCGGGCAAGTGGCTTTCATCGAGAGCACGGCCGAAGGGCAAGAGGGGCACTTCTTCGACATCTGCGAGACGGCGCAGTCGAAGGCCCGAATGGGCATGCCGCTCACGCCTCTAGATTTCAAGTTCCACTTCTTTCCCTGGTGGAAGTCGCCCGAGTACGAGATCGACGCACGAAGCGTGATCGTCGGGCAGGAGTTCGAGCGCTATTTCTCAAAGCTCGAAGAGAACAGCGGAATTGTGCTCAGCGCCGAGAAGCGCGCCTGGTACGTCAAGAAGGCCGAGAACCAGCTTGGCGACATGAAGCGCGAGTATCCCTCAACGCCACAAGAGGCATTCGAGGCGAGCCTAGAAGGCGCGTACTACGCCGACCAAATGGCGAAGGTCGAGTCGGATGGCCGGATCGGGCCCAATCCGCATGTACCTGGCTACGCGGTGCACTCGATCTCGGATATCGGCATGGACGATGTGAACAGCGTCTGGCTGTTTCAGGTGCTGCCGGAGCGCGTGCGCAACATCGGCTACTTCGAGCAGACCGGCTCAGGCATGGACGGGATGCTGGACGAGCTCGAGGAGCGCCGAGACGAACACGGCTATGTCTATGGTACGCACTACATGCCGCACGACATTCGTGTCCGTGAGTGGACGCGTGGCGGTCTGACCCGCATCGAAATCATGCTGGCCGAGTGCAAGGCTCGCGATCTCGGCAGAGTCGATAAGGTCGAGCGCGCGAACGTCGAGGACCGAATCAACGGCACGCGGCGAATGCTTGCCAAAATGGAGTTTGACGAGGCTGGGTGCTCAGAAGGCATCAAGTGCCTCAAGAACTACCGCAAGGACTGGGACGAAGACTTAGGCGTCTGGAAGGACAAGCCGCGGCACGACTGGGCATCGCACGGAGCGGATGCGCTAGGTGGCTTGGCGCTGTTCTATCAGGAGCTCAAGCCCGAGCCGGTAGAAACCAAGAAATCGAAATGGTGGCACGAGCAAACGGCCGCCGAGATTTTCGCGCTCGACAAGGCCGATGAGCCTAAGAGGGAGTGGGTCTGATGCTGAACGCACAATACGGTACGCCGAAGGTCATCAGCTCGACGGGCACGGTCAATCCGCAGACAGGTCGGCTGGTCGGGTTCTTCTGCAACAGCACTAGCTCGGGAACGCTAGTGCTTCGAGATGGTGGCGCGTCGGGTACGGCGATCAGCGGCACGATCACGCCTTCGGCCGGCACGTTCTACCCATTCCCGGCGGTGTACGGCACTGACCTGCACTGCACAGTCGCCAACACGATCAACGTGACATTCTTCATCAGCTGATGGCCGAGTCTGAAAGCGTCGATGCCACGTATCGGCGCTACGTTGCAGAGATCGACCTCTACGAGAAAGAGTTCAAGCCGTGGGAAGCCCGCGGCAAGAAGATCCTGAAGCTCTACAAGGACTCGGACAACACGCAGGGGAAGCGCAAGCGGTTCAACGTCCTTTGGTCAAACGTCGAGACACTTAAGCCCGCGTGCTATGCGCGAGATCCGCAGCCGGTAGCCGAGCGACGGTTCAAGGACGCCGACCCGATTGGCCGAACGGCGTCGGAGGTGCTCGAGCGCTGCCTCTCGTACACGATCGACTGCCAGGACTTCGGGCAGAAGATGCGCCAGATCGTGAGCGACCGTCTCTTACCCGGGCGCGGAGTGGCCTGGACTCGCTATGAGCCGACGATTAGCGGCGAGGGCGATAACGAGGAAGTATCGTACGAGCAGGCCATTCCAGACTACGTGTACTGGGAGGACTTCGGGCACAACATAGCGCGCACCTGGGAAGAAGTGTGGCTCGTATGGCGTCGGGTCTACCTCACCCGCGCGAAGCTCGTGAAGCGATTTGGGGAGGTTGGAAAGACTATCCCGCTCGACTACACGCCAAAGGGGCTGAAGGACGAGAAGACCTCCGAGGACATCAAGAAAGCGGCGATCTACGAGCTATGGGACAAGGAAGACAGGCTCGTCGGGTTTCTCTCGAAGTCTCACCCGAAGATGATCGAGCAGAAGCCGGACCCGCTCGAGCTCACGAACTACTTCCCGTGTCCTAGACCGTTGTTCTCGACGCTGACCACGGACAGCCTGCAGCCGACACCGGACTACGCGCTCTATCAGACCCAAGCTCAGGAGCTTGAGGAGCTGACGGTTCGTATCGACGCGCTGCAGAAGGGCTTGAAGCTCGTCGGCGTCTACGACTCTTCCGCCGCTGGTCTCGCGAACATTCTCACGGCCGGCTACGAGAACAAGATGGTCCCGGTCGACAACTGGGCCAAGTTCAGCGAGAAGGGCGGACTTGACGGCTCGGTGTCGTTCCTGCCGATCAAGGAAGTGGCCGAAACGCTGGTCTCGCTCTACGAGGCACGTGATAAGGCGAAGGAGGACCTGTACGAGATCACCGGCTTGGCGGACATCATCCGCGGTAACTCTGAGCCTGAGGAAACGGCGACAGCTCAGCAAATCAAGGGCCGGTTCGCGGTTCTTCGGATTTCCGAAACTCAGTCCGACGTGCAGCGCTTCGCCAAGGAATGGATCAGGCAGTTAGGCGAGATTATCGCCGAGCATTTCAGCTTGGAGACCATTAAGGCAATTAGCGGCGTGAAGCTCCTCACGGACGAGGAGAAACAAGCGCTCGAGGCGAAGCTGCAAGCACAGCCGGCTCAACCGGGCCAGCCGCCACCCGAGATTCCGCCCGAAATTGCCGAGCAGCTGCGACAGCCGACCTGGGAGCAGGTCTATGCTTTGCTCTCCGATCAAGTGCTGCGCGAGTTCCGAATTGACATTGAGACCGACTCCACGATTCGCACGGACGAGGATGCGGATCGCGAGGCGCGCACCGAGTTCCTGACTGCCGCTGGAACGTATATCGACAAGGCGTCTCTCGCCATGCAGCAGGCACCGGAGCTCGCGCCGCTCTTGGGCGAGATGCTCATGTTCGGCGTGCGCGGTCATCGCAGTGCCAGAAGCCTAGAGCCGGCGTTTGAAGACGCGATGAAGAAGCTCGGCCAGCCTAAGCCGCCGCAGCCTGATCCGGAGCTGCAGAAAGAGCAGCTGAAAGCTCAGTCGGCGCTACAGCTCGAGCAGCTGAAAGCCCAGACGACGGCACAGATCGAGAACGCCAAGCAGGAAGCCCAGGCGCGTGAAAACATGCTGACTCAGCAGCTCGAGGACGCACGAGCGGAGCGCGATGGGCAGCGCGAGCTCATCATCGAGCGCGAGAAGATGCAGAACGAGAAGGAAATCGCACTCTTCGAAGCCCAGCTCAAGGCCGAGACCGACCGGCACAACGCGCAGATCCAAGCTCAGCAGGCGGACGCGGACCGGCAATACGAGGCGTCGCAGAAAGACGCGGATCGCCAGTCAACGGAGCGCGTGAAGGGTGCAGAGATGGACGCAAACGAGCGCGGCAAGATGATGGAAATGTCGCACCAGGCCCAGGAAGGCGAGAAGCAGCGCCAGCACGAGATCGACACGGCCAAGGACGCTGAGGAGAAGTCAGGCGCTAAGGCGAAGTCTCGCGACAACACTCTAGCCGCAGCGCAGAAATTGGTCGAAGCCCTAGCGCAGTTGAAGGGCGCACAAGTTCACTAACGGAGGGTTCTATGGCGAAGGTAACGATTACCGCGGTCGCGACGGCACTGGCTGCGAATGCCGCGAACGTGGCGACTCAGGCGAGCTTGACGACTGCGAACATCACGGCCATCGCAGCACTACTCGCGCTCGTCGGCGAGCGTCGTGGCAACGCGCACTCGCTCATCAAGCTCTTGAGCGATACGAACCGGGCGCAGCTGTATCTGAACGACTGATGGAAGCGAGCATTGAAACGGCGGTGCTCTGTCCCTCATGTGGGCGTCACATGGCGGCGGTAGGCAGACAGAAGTCCCCGCCGCGCGTCGAATGCCTCAATGCGCTCTGTGCTGAATACGAAAAGGTCTTCACGTATCAGCCGCTGACCGTCGGTCTGAAGCAGGCCGAATAGCACGAATGCCCCTGTACGAATACGAGTGCTCCTGCGGGGCGCTCATGGAACGCATTTGCCCGGTGAAAGACCATACGCCGCGCATTAAGTGCGG